CACCCATGTCAGCTTGTCTGTGATCCTGCCTTGTTTGTTCAAATTCTCCGCTGCCGCTACCAGCCCGTACAGCACCGCCGTCAGCACCTCTTGTTCGCTCTCGGTCGTGCGCGCCTTAATCCACGGGATCAGCCGGTACGTCACCAGCGCCGCCAACAGGAAAATCCCCGCCTGAATGATGGGAGTCAGATCAATCGTCATCGTCAACGCCTCCTTGCCATGTACTCATCCAGTTGTGCCTTAACCTGCTTCAGCGCGTCCACGCTGTTGCCCGTGATCGTGTGCATCAGTTCCGCGCTCAGGATGGTCAGGATTTGCGTCATGTCGGTTTCGAGACTGTCGAACCGTTCATCGCCCCGCTGAAGACGCTCCTCGGCAGACGTGACCCGGTTGCCCAGCGCGCGCAGGTCCTCGTTCACCTGCGCATCACGCGCGGCCCGCTCTTTCTGGCCGCTCAGATGCCGCCAGCTTTCAATCCCCTTGTCAATGCCCGTGATGATCGCCGCAATGCCCACCAGCACCGCCACCACCAAAATCAGATTGCTGCCCGTGATGTACTCCATTTACCCCACCTCCGCGTATTTCGTGCTAATCCATGCGCACTGGCACTTGTACACCACCGGCCACCATCCGTACATCTGTTCGCCCCTGAGCGGGAGCGTATCGCCCTTGTGTGCAATGCCAATCGCAGTATACGTCTTGCCCGGACCGTTGCGTACCCATACGCTTGCGCCGGTTACCGTTACGGTTTTTGCGGGATCGTAAGGCGCAATGCCGTCATCCCGGATAAACCTGCGCACCTTGATTAGCCCCTTGTTCCCGATCGGAGTTGAAGTCTTTGTGTTGTACCGCGTTCGACAATACCCAATCATGTCATGCCGTTTGGGATTGCCGCTGCCGTGCCCGTACAGCCATACCTTGCCATTTGCCGTGATTTCACCGACCATCTCAACGTGCCCGACGTACCCGGCGTATTTCCTGCTGTTATCCGTTCCGGCGAAAAGCAGCATATCCCCGACGCGCAGCACCCCCGGGGTTTGGATTTGCCCCTTTACGATTTTCACCGGCACGTCTTCAAACTTCTTGCTCGTGTACATACTCGCCGTGGTCAGGATGCCAAAACCAAACCCGCATTCCTGATACGTATAGCTGATCGAACTCGAACAATCGCTGTAATACTTGCCGTCCTTGTACGCCTTATAACAGTAATCGCGCCGCGGTTGGCTATAGATATTCCTGCCGATGATGGTACGGTACTTCGCCGCGATTTTCTCCCGTTTTTCTGCAGCCGTCATACGATCACCCCAATATCATACTATCCAGGTAGGTTTTCATGTCCGCCACATACCGCACGTTTATATTGCCGCCCATGTTATTATACAGCGTCGTGTTCAGGTATTTGGTGCTGATCGCCTTTAACTGTTCTACCTGCGCCGCAGTCAGCTGATGCACAATCGGCGTCTGAAGCACATAGGCAAACGTGTACGGGTGTTCATCGAACCATGCGATTGCATCCGCTTTGCTTGACAATCCCGAAACCTTGATGAAAAAAGTTGCAATAGACGACGCAGACGCGACAGAAAAGCTTTCACCCTCAACGATTTGAGATATTGCAGAAACGGCAATGCCGCAGTCTGAAATAACTTTATAGGAACGGGCCACCGTATCGTATTGATACGTCGGGCGGTATTCAATTGTTTCGCTGGAAGTGACATAAGTATATATATTCGCGGAATTTGGTTCCTCCACATACACCCTCTGCGTCCACGTCCCAGCGTCCAGATCCACCGTATCGCAAATCCATTCACCGTCCACCAAAATCCCGTTCACCCCGTTTTCAAACGCTGACAGACTGTAATCCTCCGCATTGTATGCCTTGTACGCATCATCTGAAAACGCGGTCAGCCTCAGCATCGGCTGGAACAACAGGCTCCCGGTGATTTCATAATTTTCGGCAAATCGAATCGAAACGCTGACATAATGGGATGCGGTCAACGTAAATACAACTCCGCTTCCGTCGTCTAATCTGCTTGTCTCATAGCTTACGGTCGTATCGCTGAATCCCGTTGTATCGCTCGGCAATTTGCCAAGCTGCAGATCAGTACCATAGGTTCTGTCTCGAATCGCTACTCTGTAAGAACTTGCGCCGCCCCCTGACGGACATCCGCTCACCTTGTACGTACCCGGGCCGATCCACTGATACGCTGAATAGAACATAAAACTCGATGCCGATGTATTGGTTCCCTCGGCAAGCACGCTGCCGTCCGCGTTGATAGACAAGTCGATCCCGTTCAGCGATTGCACGGTAAATTTCGGCAGGATATTGATTCCTGCGGATTTGACGCTTGTCACGTTTTCAAATGCAACCGGCGAAGCGAACGTAGGCGTACCGCGCTGCATTGTGCGCCCTTCGATTACAATGCCATCGATCGGCGCTTTCGCGCTGTCATCCACCGCAATCATCGTTCCACCGGCATTGACCAATACCGCGTTTGCATACCAATCCTGTTCAAGCGCGTTGATTCTCTGGCTTACGTCATTGGCCAACGTCACCTGCTGCCAATGCGCAGCCGTCCATGCCTCACCTGTCGCGATGGTTTCCTTGCAGCGGTACAGCGCGCCGCCGTACATACAATATTTCCCCACGGCGTAGGGTCCGCTTGGGCTGTACTCATCCGCGATAATCCCGTCTATCGCGTCTTCCGCAATCGCGCCGGACAGCGCGGAAAACGGGATCTTCAGCGTAAGGCTCCCCGTGTCAATCGCCAGCACGTCCGCCGCGACCGGATCCCGGCTCATTGCCGTCAGTTCATGGATTTGTATATCTGCCATCGGTCATTCCCCCTTGCCAAGTTTCGCTTCCAGTTCGGATACCCGTTTTTCCAGGCTCTCGATCTTCGCGCAGAGAAGCCCGATATAATCAAGCGATTTGTATCCGTCGCTGCTGGTGCTGACCAGATACGGCGCGACCGTTTCCACATCCTGCGCGTAGTATCCGATGTGTTCCGCGTCGTCGTGCCTTGAATCGTTCCACCTGAACCGCTTTGCGCGGATGCCGGATACATCCGGAACAGTCCCGCTTTCCGTTTTCAACCGCGCATCGGAAGATTGAAATAAGCCACCCGCAAGCCACATATCCCCCCCAGTTGACATTTCACGGATGTTTTCATGGTAACTATCAATTCCCCATCCTACAACCTCGGCATATTCGCTTACATTTGAAATGTGACTGGGAGAAGAATTGAACATTCCAAATACATGCTGATAATCGTTGCTTGTTGTAAGTCCTGCACCATTCGCAACACTCATCTTATAATTCGCCGTACAGTTTGATCCAATCGCTATGCTTCCACTTTTGGATGCAATACAGTGATTGCCCACAGCTATACTATCTTCGCCGTTGGCGGTACAGTTTTCACCAAAGGCATAGCAATTATATCCTGCAGCTATATTGTCTTTTCCATAGGCACAGCTTAATTTACCACTTGCCTCATTGTTTAATCCAGAGACAGAAGAATACGCCCCGATTTCACTGTTTGCTGCCCGTGTGCCAAAATCGTGATGATAAGTTGAATCTTCCGTTTCGTACTTTACTACAATATATGCCCCATCGGCAGGAGCAGTATTGAAAACAATATCATCATAATATTCGGGACGCATTAAATCGTTTATATAATAGTTTGTTGATGGTACAAGATTTCCATTTATGGTTACACTTGTAACCTCCAAATTGTATGCAGTATTTGATAAAGAGAACCAAGTTTCACTCCCATCACCATAAAATACGTTTTCTATAGTCGCTCTGCCGTTCGTATCACGGTTGTCACCAATTTCCATATACTTTGCATTATCTTTATCAAACAACGAATACGAATTGTAATCCGTCTGGGAATACCCTTTGGAAGTGTTCCCAATCGTCACGGTGCTGTCGAACGTGGCAACGGTATTTCCGCTTGAATCCAGGATGTTCAGTTGTTGCGCATTGACGTTTGAACCGTTGATCGTCCCGCTTGTGATGTTGTCCGCGTCAAGGTTTGTGACGTTCACCACACCCGCGTCAATCGTTCCGGTTGTGATGTTCCCGCCGTTAATCACGGTCGTGGTTTCGTCCACAACCGGCGTTGTGCAGGTGTATCCGTCGTTGGTTGAACGCTGCGCGGCAACGTACAGCACGGGATAATCCGGGCTGTATTGCGGACGCACCAGCGTCCATGTATCCTGCGAACCGCTCGTGTTCGTAACCCAGGTGGTCGGCGCGGTCGGCGCACCAGAAGCGCGTGTGCGGCTGCGGTAGATCGTCCTCTCATCCAGAACCGCGCCCGTGATCTGCGTCTGCACTCCGCTGGCCAGGTTGAAAAGCGTGATGGTTCCCGCTTCAATCTGCGCCGCCGTCACGGAACCCGCGTAGATGCTGCCGCCGTCGATGTAGGCCGCGTTGTTCGCCGAACACCACATCGAAGCGTATGTCAGGTTGTTCATCTCGCGCACCGTGGAATACACATAGTTCCCGTTCGCCAGATGGTATTCTTCGCAACCGTAAAAGTAGCACCCGTTTTTCGGCGCCGGCATGATGTAGTCCCATCCGTTGTCAATGTCGCCGTTGACGCTGATCGTGGTCGATGAATCAATGGTCGGCGTCGTGTGCGTCGTGGAGCGGTAATACACCGATACCACGGAAGCGACATTCGTATTGGCGGTTGTCTGCGCCGCGTTCGCCGCCGTCATGGCAGAATCCGCCGTTGTCTGCGCCGCGTCCGCCGCGCTTTGCGCTGCCGTTGCCGTATTCTGCGCGGTTGTCACTCTGCCCGTCACCGCTCCGCTTCCGTTGTGCGTGGATACATAGTTATGCTTGGTGTCCCCGGCTTCAAGCATCGGATAGAACGTGATTCCCGTGCCGCAGTCATATCCGGAATACACCAGCGCATAGACGTAGGCGTATGTATACCCCGTCGAAGTTGTCACACCGTTTCCGGTGTCGGCGTAGAACTGGCCGGAAGAAGCGGAAGGCGTTGTATCGGACGGCGTGCAGCGCATACCCATACGGTAGGTTGAGGGAGATCCCGTACCGGGACATCCGCTCAATGTGTATTTCTTCGTGCTGTCCAATCGAATGACCGGAACCGCCGCCGTCGTCGTCGCGCCGCAGAAGATGTAATTGGTGTTTGCGGTCGCCGTGCCGGTTGCGGTTACGGAACCGTCCGCGTTCAGCGTCCATGTGATGCCGCTGTTGACATACGTCGTGCCGCTCGTATTCTCACGCGCATAGGTGGACGGAAGCACGTTCACCACCGCCGCATTGGCCGCCGCCGCGTCCGCCGTACTCTGGGCGGTACTGGCCGCGCTTTGCGCGTTACTTGCCGTGGTTTGCGCGGCAGATGCGGTACTCTGCGCGGAATTGGCCGTCGTCTGTGCGCTCGATGCGGTACTCTGTGCGCTGGCCGCCGTACTCAATGCCGTGGTCAGGTTGTCGTCGTATACCGCCGTCGAATACGCGGTACTGGACGTCCCGTCCGCATAGGTGCGCGTCGTCGCAATCCGTGTCCAGATGTAATAATCCTCTTCCCACACCGGGACGGTATCGCTCCAGCTTCCGCCCGTCGCGGAACTGCTCGACGTGCTTTTGTAATACTGGATCTTCGACCCGGCGTTGCCCAGAAGGGAAGCCTGCGCCGCCGATGCCAGTTTGGCAATCGTGATGCTGCCCGCGCTGATCCTGTCCGCGTCCAATGTCCCCGTGCTGATATTGGAAGCGTCGATATTTGTGATCGTGGCCAGCGCCGCGTCCAGTGTGCCGCTCGTGATATAATCCGCGACGATCGCGCCGTCCTGGGTCATCGCCAGACCATACGGCCCCGCGTATCCGTTGGAACTGTAGCCCAAGCCGCCGCTGTTCCATCGCCATACCTTTGTGGCGGTATTGATATCGGTCGTGTCCATGATTACGATTTCGCTCAGTTCGCCGTTCGCGTCATAGATAAACCGGACGTGCCCGCCGCTCGCGCCCGTGATATGGCTCGTCGCGTTTTCCACAGCTTCGTTCAAATGGTTCTCTGTAGCCACCTGTACCCGCTGCATCGCCGCCTGCTGGCGTTTGGTAAACGCGCCAGGCGTTGCGTACCGGTTCAGGATATCCGTCTGCCCCTTTGATTCAATCGCCGTCGAACCGTTCACGGTCAAATTGACGTTCGTCAGCGCGGACAAATGCGCGCCCCCGTCCTTGTCGGTAAACTGCATCCTGTCCATCGGCCACAGATACGGCGCGCAAACGACCGTCGCGCTGAACGGCCTGTAGGTGTAGGCGTGACGCGCAGTATAGATCGCCGTGATCGCCGTGTCGGCGGTATTCGCGTCGATCAGGTAATTGCCCGTCAGATCCAGCGCGTAGTTGGCGTCCCCCGCCGTGTGCAGCGTGTTCTGCAAATCCGTGAACACGATTCCGGAGATGGTCAGATCGTTCTCGTACAGATCGCTCGTGTAGCGGTTTGCCGTGGTGGTGATGTAATTGTCCGTGCTTTGGTCAAACCAGGCAAAGCGCAGTTTCCCGTCCCAGTCGATAAAGGCGTTTGTTCCCATCAGCCCCGCGGCCCACTGAATCAGATTGCGGTACGTCACGTCTTCCAGAAGATCGCTCGGAAATCCGCTGACCATGTAGGAAGCGTTCGGCAATGAATCAATGCTTTCGGCCAGTTCGATGCCGCACACTTCGCACGTCTGCTTCACCAATGATGCCACACTGCACGGGAAGGACGATACCGGCGCGTAGAACACGATGTTGTCGCCGTTCGCGTCCACGATCGGATTGCCGTTGTGATCCGTCCAGACGTATCGCCCGTCTTCCGGGATCTCCACGGCCTTCTCAAACTGCATCATCCTGTCAAGCGCATGTATGGAGATCGTACTCAGCGCCCTGGGCTGTGTGTCCGGCACAAAGTATCCGCACGGAATGTAATACCGCTGCGGATTCTCCTGCGACCAGTCCGCAATGCCGATTTCCACAAACAGTTCCGTCCCCTCGAACACCACGTCGTTGAACTGCCCCTGCCGGTTATCCAGGTTGAGCGTAAGTTCGGCGGAGATCGCCGTGCCGATTTCAAGCTTTTGGGAATTGCAGGCGTACCGGTCAATGGAGAACCCGCCCGCCATCACGTTCGCGTCCGTGATCGTGACCGGATTCCCGTTTTTATCCATGCCGGTTATGCGCAATACCTGCCGTTGTTCCGCGTCAAACAGCGCTTTGACCGCTTCCGAAATCGGATACATGTTCCCCCTCCGTTACTGCTCGATGATGTTGAAGGAAACGTCTTCCCACAAATCCATCCCCGTGTTGTAAAGCGGCGCGCTCCGGTCCCCGACGTAGAACCGCTTCGTCACGAAACCGGCTTCCTTCGGGTCCAGATACGTCACGTAGATGTATTCCGGATTGAACGCGTTCAGGATGGTGCTTGCGTCCTGTGTACTGATATAGCTCCACGAAAGGTCTAAATGCACCTTTTGCGCAATGCGCAATTTGTGCATTGTCGCGTCTTCCGTGCGCCCCGCGTCCGCGTCCGAAACGTCGCTCAGTTTATATTCGTATTTGGACGGGCAAGGGATGATTGCGCCGTCCACAGACTGAATCGGGTTATATCTCTGATCTGGCATACTTTAGCCCCCTACCGGAACAATCGTCGTTCCCGCCCTGCGGTTTGACCGCGCCTGCGCGCGGTTGATATCCCCGGTCGTGATGTTCGCGCTGAACTCCTTCTCGTTGAACCGCCGCATTTCCGAAAGCAACTCGCGCATCAGTCCGATCAACTGTTCGTCCGCCCTGCGCGCCGCCCCGTCCCTCTCGTTGATCCTGTCCGCCAGCGTGTCCATCCATTCGGTGTGCGTTTCCAGCGGAAGCACCGCTTCGCTTCCCGCTTCTCCGCCCATCACGTTCGGCGTAAGCATCGTCGGCGCATTCAGGATAGCGCCTTTGGCCAGATACTCAATCCTGCCGAACGTCACGCCCTGCAAACTCGGTTTCCAATGGTAATCAAGCAGCCATCCGCCGAACGGGTTCGGAATTTGCACATCAATATGCAAAGAGCTGTTGATGCCACGAACAATCTTATTGATTGAGTATTCCACTTTCGCAATCAAGTTGTTCAAGAACTGAATTACGGCGTTGATCGGGGCTTTTGCCTTGTCCTTGAGCAGGCCAAAGATGTCGCCAAACTGGTTGATAACGCCCGTCCACGCCGTTTCCCAGTCAATGCTGAACACTTTGTTTACCCATCCGATAAACCCGTTCAAAACCCCTTTTGCGCCGCTTTCGCCCCAGGCGTTCAGGATGTTCGTCTTGATGTTCCCGAACACCGAAGAAGCGTTTGTCTTTAGCGTAATCCATGCGTTGACCGCATTCAATTTGACATTATCCCAGGTCGTCTGTGTATTTGATTTAATATCGCCCCAGGTGTCTTTCACCCACGTCCCGACGCTGCCGGTCGCGCGGTTGACGGTCGTTTTGATGTTATCCCATTTTTCCCCGACCGTTTCTTCGATAGAACCCCATGCAGAAGTCGTCCAACTTGTAATGTCGTTCCATTTTCGTCTGATTGCATCACAGGTGGTCTGTACTGCTGTATCAAACTCCGTGACAAAGTTTGTTGTTCCTGTTTTGTCAACCGCAAGTTTGACCGTTGCAGTATAACTGCCATCTTCCGCAACAGCGGTCGGGAAAAGCCAATTCCAGAAGTTTGACCCCGCTTCCTTGAGACTGTCAACAATCGTTCCGCCAACGGTAGACAACACAGGTTTGACCTTCAGCTCCACAAACTTTCCGACAGAAGATTTTTCCCAGGCTTCCTTTACCGTATCCCATGCAGATTGCAAAAGCGGCTTGACTGTCATGTTCATATATTTCCCGACCGTTGAATCGTTCCAGTCGCTCTTCAACGTTTCCCACAAGGTAGATGCCGTCTGTTTGGCCTTTACATTGAACTCGGCCACTTTGTCCGTTACCTGATTCCAGCCTCTCTTCAACCCGTTCCAAAGGTCTTGTGCTTTGCTTGTGATCTTCGCTTTCAGTTCAAACGCTTTGTCTTTCAGCGAATCCCAGCCCTCTTTGACTTTCTTTATTGCGTCTTCGCCAAGCTGTTTCAGATTGTCCCAGTTTGCAGCAATTGTTGTGGCAAGTCCGGCTGCGCCTGCAAATATCAAGCCAAGACCGAGTGGAACAAGACCGCCTATCAGGCACAAAATACCCAGCACAAGGGACGCGCCGCTGATAATGCCTGTTACTGTGCCGATCGGTCCTTCCAGTTTGTTTTGCAGATAGTTCCAGTTGACCGTCGCTGCCGAAGCAATGCCGGTTGCTCCCATTGCCAACAGCGGTATGCCGATTCCGACGTGTCCGGTAAATGTCAGTACAGCGCCCAGCACAAGGGCCGCGCCGCTGATAAGCGCCGTTACGGTTCCAATCGGTCCGCTTAAAGCATTTTCCATGTATTTCCAGTTTACATTCATCGCGGATACCAACCCGCCGGCTCCCATTGCCAGAAGTGGTATGCCGACCCCGATGTGACCTGTAAACGCCAGAATCGCGCCAAGGCCGATGGAAGCTCCGCTTACAAGCGTTGTTACCGCTGCAATCGGCTCTCTCAGTTTTTCCGGCAGGATGTTCCAATTGATGGTGGATATAAGACCGGTCGCGCCTGCCACCATCATCGCAATGCCGATCGGAATGCTGCCGCCGGAGAATGCCAACAGCGCGCCTAACGCAAGGAACGCACCGCTCAATATCCCTTCAATGTTCGTTATTACGTTCTGAACAGGGTTTGTCAGTCCGCTCCCCCATTGCAAGCTGATGGAAGATGCGATTGAAGCAGCGCCCATTGCCATCAGTGCAATACCGAGCGCCGGTTTTGCGCCGGAAAACGCCAGAACCGCGCCGACGGCAAGTGACGCGCCGCCCAAAGCCAATTCAATCGAAGCGACAGTTCTCTTGATATTGCCGTCGATACCGTTCCAGTTCAGAAGAAGCGTCGTCGCAAGCCCGGATGCGCCCGCGGCCATCAGCCCAAGGCCAAGCGGAGTGTTTGCCCCGCTGAATGTCAAAACAGCGCCTATCGCAAGAGACGCGCCGCTGACCAACAGCGTTATCCTTGAAAGCGTGCTTCTCATCGCGTTTTCAACAGCATTGGAAAACCCCGCGAAACCTCCGGTCAGTTTGCGGTTCTCAAACATCACGGAAGCGTCTGTGGAACTCTTGCCGCTGCCGCTTGAACTGCTCGATGAACTCGATTGTTGCTTTGTCAGTTTGTTGATTTCGTCAAATCCCAGGATCGTGCGCTTAATGTCGTCTGCCGCGCTTTTCGCATTGTTTTTCGCTTTCTCGGACGAATCATCCCAAACCGACGCGACCTTTTTCGCGACCGTGTACGTATCTTGCCCCGCGAGCATTGCGAAAAGCTGATTAAACCAGTTAAACACATCGACGACCTTGTCGATGATGAAATCAAGCGCCGGCGCAAGCGCGTTGACAAGCGGAGCGACCATAGCCCCAAGACTATTCTTCAGGTATAAGAGCGAAGTGGAGATCTTGTCCATACTGTTGCTGAACGTATGATCTACCGTTTTGCTCCAACTGTAAAGGTTCGTTACGCCTTCTTTGAACCCCTGTACGATGCTCTTGATGATATATCTCAAAAACCTGTACTTCGCCACCCGCGCCAATTGCGCGACAAACCCCTTGACCCCGCTGATCGCCGCCTTGACCGGGGAAGTCAGCGCGGACCACGCCTGTTTCAGCCCGTCCGTAATCCTGCCGGCCCTGGACGCTGCGCTCGAGTAATCCTCAAGCGATTCGGCGACTTCCTCAACCTTTGAGTTCTTCGCCATGTCCCCGAACTCCTGGATCTTCTGCGCCGCGCCCTGCGTATTGCTTCCCGCGTGCCCGGACGCGGAGGACAGGCGTTCCAGTTTGCTGATTAAACCGTCAATGCCGGATGCAGCCTTCCCTGCGCTTGCGCTCAGTTCAATCGAAAGGCTGTCAATGTTGGTTGGCATTTTCGCCCGCCTCCTTCGCCGTTTTGCGCCCGGTCCGTGGTTTCTTTGCTTTCTTCGCCGGTCCCGTTTCCTGCGCTTCCCTGCGCTTCTTCGCGTTGTCCGCGCTTTCCCTGTCAAGCGCCTGAATCATCCGTTCAAACTGCTGCCTGCGCGCTTCCTCTTCGCGCTGCTTTGCTTCCCTGTCCGTCAGCGGGAACGGCCTGTCCATGTATTTGCCCGGTTCTATGTGCGCCTTGCTCATCGCCGCGCGCATGTACGGAGCGACCTTCACAAGCGCGTCGTAGAAGTAGGCCCCCTGATACCACAATTCGCGGTTGCGCTCCCGGCGCTTCAGTTCCCACGCCTTGCGAAACGCCCGGGCCAGATACGGATTCCCGCGCCAGAACTCTTCGCTGCTCATGCCGATGGACAGGTAAAACGGAAACGCTTCGGCAAACAGTTCGGTAAACGTCCTGCGTATCCCTTGTTCGTCCTGTACCCCGAATAATGACGGTCCGCCCTCTACAGGCTCGCCGTCCATTCCACGTTTCCCAGTTCGTCGTTTTCCTTGTCGGGAAGCAGGTAATTCAGCGTATTGTTGTACATCTCCGTAAGTTTCTGCAAAAGCAGTTCCTTGTCTTTCATCTTCATGTACAACTCTTCGATCACTTTGTTGCTCACATTGCGATGGTTCGCCAGAAACGCGCCCGCCCAAAGCTGTTCAATGCGCGTCGCCGGTTTCTGCGCGATATCGTTGGTCGTAAACCCGCCTGCTTCCATCACTTTCACGGTTTCCCGCGTATATTCAAGGCAGTATTTCTTGCCGTTAAACTCAAAGTTGATCTGGTTTACCGCGTTTTCCATGTTGTCCTCCTTGTCAAATCCGGAAAGGCCGCATCATTGCCCGTGCGGGATGCATGCGGCCCGCTTCTTCACCGTGTCGCGCGATAGCCCGTCAGGAAGTCACGCGCTCAAATCCCTGCGTCATCGTAAGGGAAACCGTCATGTTCACGACTTCGTTGATGCCGCCGCCGTTCACGAAAACGGAGATGTAGCCCTTGCCGGCAAACTTGCCCGCGCTTCCGTCCGGCGTGTACACGCCGTTGGACACGCTCGCGCCGAACCAGATGGCCACGTTCTGTTCCTCGCCCTTCAGCGCTTCGATGGCCGCGAAATCGGTCTCGTTGTAATTGCAGGTAAAGGACTTCTGTTCGTTGTTCAGAATGCCTTCGATAAACGTCCTCTGCGGGTCCGCGGTCGTCGTCTTCTCCAGCGCTTCCGGCGCTGCCGCCAGATCCGGGAAATCCTTGATTTCAACCAGACGGCTCCAGGTCACCGTGCTGGTTCCCGTCCCCTTCATCAGGTTGGCCTGGAAGGTAGAAATCGCCTGAGACATAGCTCCTTACCTCCTGTAAATCGTCTTGTCTGCGCTGACCGTCGCCGTATACCTTGCGGTCATGCGGTAGACTGTCGCTTCGTTCAGGTTCGGGATCGCGTTCAGGAAGCTGCGCGTAAACCCGTAAAACCCGAATTGTTCGTCGATCAGGGCGATTATGGCCTTGCACTCGGCTTTCTTGCCTTCCGCCCTGTTGCTGTAAACGTTGACTTCGTACATGACGTCCGCGTGGTTCTCCGTCTGTGAAGACGTCTGTGTCGAGCGGTTCGCGGTATTCGAGCTTTCCCGGATGCTCACCGCCGGAAAGCGCGCCGGCCGCGCCACGTATTCCTGCGAAACAAACGCGTCCGGATACGCGCCGCGCACCGTTTCCGCAATGAGGGTAAACAGTTCGGATTCGATGTCGATCATGTACTGAATACCTCCCTTGCAATGTCCGCGATATTGTCAATCAGAAGCCGTGTCGCGTTGTACATCGGCATGGAAGCCGGCGTGCCGCGCGAGATGTGCTTTTTCCCGCCTTCATCGAAGAACCTCCATACGGTCTTGTTCGGCCTGAACGCGCTGTAACTGCCGATGGTAAACGGAAGGCTGTTTTGCGATGCGAGCGGGTTCGGGGATGTCCCGACCGGCGTATTGTAGTAAACGCCCGCGCCGAACTCCATGAATACCGCGTCTTCACCGTAGGCCACGACCAGCGTCACGTTGCCGTTCGGTTCTGTCTCCACCTGCACGCTTCCGGGTATGTTGGCTTCGCCGATCCACGTATCCGCAATGCCGGTATCAAACCCGCTTTGCGCCGCGATTTTGAGAAACTCCGCCGCGCGGTTTTGCAGTTCCTCCGCCTTGCGCTTCACCCATTCCCGGTATTTGCGCAGTTCGGTTACCGCCCCGTCAACGCTTGCCGGGCTAAGCACGTCCACGCGAATCGTCCTGCTCAACGCGTCGTCACCCTCTCAAGGTGGATGATCGCAACCCCGTATTCCGGCAGTCCGCGGGACACCCTTCGCACAATCGCGTTATACGGCGTGACGATGTTCCCGCTTTCGTCCTTCGCAAGCGCGCCTTCCGCGTCCAGTTCCGGCGTGACGTCCAGCCAGACCACGGTGCTTTCGTCAATCGGCGTGTCCCGGTCTTCCACCATGATATTCTGCGTGTATTCGTCGTCGATGCCGTACTCACGGTGATAGGCCAGTCCGTGCGCCACGTATACGTTGCCGTATTCCCTGACCGGATTGGCGTAAACCGCGTACTCTCCGCTTTCGTTGCCGTCCGCGTCCGTCTTGACACCGGTCCCGGCGTACAGCGCGTACCAGAACGGCTGCTTGATCCGGTTGTTCAGGCGCGTCACGTTCCGTCACCCGCTTCCCCGGACGTATCCGTATCCGTTTCCGTATCCGTTTCCGGATGATCCGGCTGGGAGGGAACCGCGCTGCGCAGCACCCCGGCGACCGGGATCACGTTTTCGCGGATGTAAGCCAGCATGTCGGTATGGTTGAAGTGAAAGTGCGTGCCGTTTTCGATATGCACCACTTCCCCCTCGTTGCCGCTCAGCGTGTATCCGTTGATCACCGCCTGAACCTGCGTCATCTCGTATTCCGCCGGCACATCGTCAGGGACGTTCTCCGGATTCGCGTTGCTGTACCGCCACGCCAGGATTTCGCGCTTCGCCATGTTGAGATAAGTGGTCAGAAGCGTGTCAAGCGTGGTGTCGTCAATCCGGAGGATCGCCTTCACCATCTCAAGTTTCTCCTGAAGCGTCATGCTCATGCCACATATCTCCCTTGTCTTACTTCTTTGCCGTCCGTGTCTGCCGCTTTACCGGAGCGGGTTTCGGCTGCGCCTGTTCCGGTTCGCTCTTCGGTTCGGGCTGACGGTCCGTATCGACAATCAGCCCGATAATCCGTCCCTGCGGCGTTTCAATCACCGCCACCGCGTCAGGAGAGCGCGGTCGCCGCGCGATGCAGGTAAATGCCGTCCGTCTTGTTCGCATACGCGAATACGTCGAAGTACACGCGGTAGTCGAACTTCCAGGCGTCCGCGTCCTGGTTCACGTCCGGATTGAAGATGCGCGGAAGCACATGCTTCATCACCTTCAGCACCGCGCTCGGATGCACGATTAGGAAGTTGACGTTGTATCCGGTAGACGCGGTTCCGATGTACCCGCCCGCGGTCTGTCCGGCGGTCGTGCCGTCGTACTGGGTGATCGCGGTATAGAACCGGGTCTGCGGAACGCGGATGACGCGCATTCCGTTATAGGCTTCAATGCCGTTGTAAATCGCCCTCTCGCCGTTCTCGGTGTAGCGGGTGATCTTCTCGCGCATTCCCTGGTACGCGGTTTCGCTGATGAACAGGATGCGGCCCTCTTCCGGAACCTCTTTCTCGTTCATCGTCTTCGTGCCGCTGTCAATCAGGTTCGGAACGTCGGTCGTCCCGACCGTGATATCCGCGTTCGCGGAATTGCCGGCATTCGCGGAAAGCTGCGCAAAGGTGTACGCGTCGATTTCGGGCACAACCTTCGTGCGCACAAACTCGCCGGCCAGCGTGCCGAACGCCAGATCCAGAGTCTCTTCGTTGTCCATACGATCGATCTGGAAGCTGCGCGCGCGGTCCTGCGTCAGCGTCATGGTCTCCCAGCTTCCGTTCACCGCGCCGTTGACGTATCCGCCGTTGCGGGAATAGTCGCCCAGACCGTCCATCGAGGTCTTATAGACCTTGACCGCGTTGCCGCCGACAAACTGGACGTTCGGATTGTCCAGCATCGCCGTGCGGGAGTTTACCTTGTACACTTCGTCGAGCATCGGCAGATACCGCTGCGCAAGTGCAATGCTGTTCGCAAAGCTCATAACTGTTGCCTCCTGTCAATGTCATGCCAGGCCGAAATACTTTCTCAATTGCGCCTGGTCCTGTTTCTTCGCTTCTTCGCTGTTCGGATCCCCGCCCGCAGGCGGCGTCGGCGTTTCCGCCAGAATCTTTGCCCGAAGCTGCTTCTCATACGCGATGCTGTGCCGCTTCATCGCGGCGAACACCCCGTCCATGTCGCCGTCCGTCATCGCCTTGGCCGCTTCATCCGCAAGCGCTTCGTCGTAGCCCTGTCCCAGAAAACTCGCCTTGTGCCCGGAAAGCGTCTTTTCCTTGCGCAGCGCGGTCAGTTCGTCCTCAATGGCCTGCCGTTCCGCAGCTCTGTCCTGCTCGCGCTGTTCGTCTTCGGTCATCTTTGACCTGAGTTGCTTCTTCGCCGCGGCCAGTTCCGATGATACCTTGTCGAAGTCCTTCTTGGAGATGAATCCGGGTCCGGGTTTCGCCGCGTCCGCCGGCGGCTCCGGCTCTTTCGGCGTGTAGCTGTTCAGCAGTTCGAGTTTCTCTTCCGCACTCATATCGTCGCGGTATCCGTCCACCTGCGTCCAATCGAAAGCCATGTTGAATCCTCCCGTGCGTTTTTTCGCGTTTTCTCTAACGCTTTGCGTTTTACCCACTTCTCTGTGCTATTTCAAACGGCGCTGCGCCGCTTAAAACCCCTGTGTCAGTTCTCTTTTCGCACTGCCGGGACGTATTTGCACCGGCAATGCCAGTGCGCCGGAATTTCCGGCGCTTCGTCGATCGGGAATACCGTTCCGTCCATCGTGTCGCAGTCCGCGCACACCTTTTCATCCCGTTCGGACACCCACATCACATACCTTACGTCCATGCGCCGAAACGCTTCCATGCGCGCCTTCGAGGTGATGTTGTCCGCGTACTGCCTGATCTGGTTGTACAACACGTCCATCCCGCGCTTCAGGTTCCCGCGCATTTCCTGGTTGCCGATCTGCGTCGCAATGATGCTCTCAAACAGCCGGTCGCGCTTGCGCGTCCATTCCCGTTCGTAGATAAAGTCGCTTACCGGGTCGAACGCGGTCAGCATCGCGTTTACGAACGTGTACGCGTCGAAATCATCCCGGACTTTGCGCGTTTCCCTCAGCGCGTCCATGTACGCCGCTTCCGCGATTTCAACGTACCGCTTCCGGATGCGTTCATCCAGCGCCCTGTACATCGCGTTGACCCGGCTCCTGGTTTCAAGCACGTTGAGTTCGTCAAACCCCAATTGCCCCGAAAGCGCCTGGAAGCTCCCCGACAAATCGCGCCGGATGATCGAAAGCGCCCTGTCCGCGTGCCGGAAGATGTCCTTCGCCATACTCTCAGTTCACCCGCGCGGTTCCGCCGCTCTGCTTTTGCAGGTTTGCTTCCTGAAGGCAGTTGTCGGAACAGTACTTGCTTCGTCCGCGCGGCAGCTTCTTTCCGCAGATCTTGCAGTATCCCTTGCCCCTGCCGCGGGAAGGCTCCCCGCCCCCGGTTTCCTGCGCGCCTTCTTCGTCAACCGTTTCCTCTTCGCCGCCCGGAACCATCTGCACCGGATCCCACTTGACCAGGTATTCCTTGCTCTGCCGGTACACGTCCATCGGATCGTTGAACAAACCGCTTGTGGCAATCGCGATTTGCGGATGGATGCCCGCCTGCAGCATCGACGACAGCGCCTGGCACTTGCTTTGCAAATTGTCGTGCTGCCGGCGCGTGAACTTGCATTCGACGCTTGACAGTTTCAGGTCGATGTCCCGCGTTTCGCCCATGATGCGCAGCACCAGCTTCAAAAACTCGCGCTCGCTCTTCCGGTACAGCTTTTCGGTGATCTGCGCGCGCGCTTCCGCGTGCGCCCATCCGTCCCGCAAAAACACCGCGTTGCCGGTATCGCTGGTGCTGTGCCCGCCCTTCGTCGTCGTGGGCAGTCCGCAGATGTAAAGCACCTGATCGTACAGGTAGTCCACCAGCGTCTGCGTCTGCATCTGGTTCAGTTCCTGGCTCACCAGATCCACGTCGCTGTTCAGCCCGTTCACGCTCTTCAGTACGATTGCGCCCATCTTGCGAAGCTGTTCCACCGTGTCTTCTTCGATGTCGCAGTTCACGAACTTCAAAAAGCTCTGCACGAACTGTTCCAGGCCGTCCACGCGGTTCGACTGCACCGTATTGATCGCGTTCAGGATCGGGATCGCCGGCTCAAAGCTGCCCAGCATGTTCATGTTCAGCCGGTACTCGAAGATCGGGATTTCGCGCAATGTGTGCGGCTCCCATTTCGTGATCAGCGCGCCGTCCCACACCTCAAAGTAGTGCGTTTTCGTGTATCCGCAGTACAGCCACCTGTAATTGCCGCTGTTGTCCTGCTTCCAGACCATCCTTACGCCCATCATCCGCCGATGCCCGAATCCCGTGCTGTACGCCACGAACGTATATCTCGGGTCCGGCGTATCCAGTTCAAACGGCGCAAGGTCGCTGTCTTCAAAGGCGTCCGGGTCCGGCAGCACCATCCTGTACCCGACCCCGCAAATGGCCATCCACGTCGCCATTTCCATGTCCCGCGTCGCCTTGTCTTCGTACATCATGTAGTCGTTGAGCATTTCAACGTCTTTGGAGCGGCCTTCTTCTTCGCCCCTTCGGACGTACACGACCGGCTCGCCCATGAAATACGCCGCGGTAAACTGCGAAACTTCGCTGGCGTGGTTTTCCACAACCTTGTTATTGATTTCCGGCCGCGTCTGCTTTTTCCGGCTCAATACCGGCTGCATTCCGCGGTTGTAGCGGTACAGGTAATCAATCTGCGCGGAATTGAACCAATGCACCGCAAGGCACTCGCTCAGCACCATCTGAAGGTTGTCCCGCGTGATCTCGTCCACGCCGGTCAGCACCTCCACGCGCCCGAACAACTGCCCGCCGACGGGATTTACCGGATGTTCCCCGTCCGCGATATTGTCCCAATAGGATTCGATGCTGTTGGCCACGTGCCGGCCCCCCTTCCGCCGCAAATGAAAAAGAGCGAAGATCCATATCTTCGCTCTCTCAATAATCCCTGTTTTCGCTCTCGCTAAAATATTCTGTTTTGCCTTTTATAGCATATCAGACTTTTGCCTTTTTGTCAAGCGCTTTGCCCATCGTTATAGCGTCTTTTGCTGTAATTCATGCATACTTTATCGTTTTATTCACGTTATGGTATTTATGTTTACGCAATCTGCCGCCAAAACCAATCTGCTTTATATCTCTCGCGCTCCTTTACCACGGCCGCCGGATAACCTGCACCGTCGCCATACCCATGCCCTGCGCGTATATCGCAAGCTGCGCGAACGCGTCCGGCACGTCGTCGTGCTTGTTCTTCGCCGAAATCGAATACCCGCACAGCTTGCTGAGCGCCCGTTTGTACATCCGGTCGCTTACCGTGTCGTCCTTGAACAGGCAATGCTCCTTCACCCATGCACTCTGCACCAGGATCTTCGTCTCTTTGTTCTGCGTCGTGTATTTCGTCTCGATCTTCGTCAGGCCGCCCCGCGCTTTTACCCCGTTCTGCACCGTCTGCGCGACCCGTCCGCCCGCTGAATTGCTCTCAAAACAACTCATCTGCACTTTCCTGCGCAAAAGAAGCTCTATCAACAATTCATCCACAACCTCCGGTTTGCCGTTGTCGCACAGAATCTCCTCGATGTAGTACTTGTCCGCATACACATACGCGACCGGCATAACACAGTCGTCCGATCCCCGGTCCTTCGTGTCGCATACCGAAATGATCGCGTCCGGCTCCCCGTCCGGAAGCTCAAAATACCGCTGAAGCTCTTCCGGATCGTACAACCGCCCTTCGCGCTCAATGGGGCGCTGCATGTACAACGCCCGCCAGTTCACGTCGTCCATGATCTCCCGCTGCTCACGGTAAAACTCCGTGGAAAACCCGACCCCGTAGGCGTAGTCGAAATTGCTCTCGTCCTTCTCGTTCATCGCCGGCACAACCATGAACTTCGCCTTGCCGCTGCCTTCGTAAATCCCTTCCAGGCGCGATATCACGTCGTAATTGCTCCACCTTGTCGCAATGTGCAGTTCCCTGCACCGGTTCCCGATCTTCCTCTGCCGAAGGTCCGTGTTGTATATCTCCCACAGCTTGTCAAGCCGCTCTTTCGACATCGCCACTTCGATGCCGCTCACAAGGTCGTCGCAGTACAGAAGCGTCGCCGCCCGGTACAATCCCGCGTTGCCTGTACCAATCGACGTGAACTCCAATGTCTCAAACCGCTTCCGGTTCCCCAAATCAATCCTACAGTCCTTCGCGTTCGTATTGCTGATTTGGATCCCCGGAAATACCTCGCCCCAGTTGTATTCGCCCTTGCTGTCCAGAATCCTCAGACATTCGTCGTATGTCCCCCGGATAAAACTGTTCGAGTGGCTCCCGGTCAAAATCGGACTGTCCGGATATTTCCCCGCCAGCCATGTAAGGTAAAAAATCGCCAATGTCGTCTTGCCCGTGCCGGGCGGCAGGCTCACCGCCAGCAGTTCCAGATTCCCGTCTTCCAATTCCTGCATCCCGTCCGCCACGCGCTTTAACGCACGCCTGCGCGGCATGTAGAACTTCTTCGCCGGCTCCCGGTCCCATTCCACAAACTGAAGGTAACTGTCAAAGTCATCCTTCGCCGCCGCCAATAGCGCCTTTCGGTGCAGTTCCATCAGCTCCCGCGCCGATTTGACGTCCTTCACCGCCATCTCCGGCAGTATCCCCGAAAGCATCTCGCTTAACCGCTTGTATCCGCCTACCGCCCCTTTCCCGTCCCCCTCTTCCTGCATCCCCCGCAGGATCCCGTAATAGTCCTCATACCCGCCCGCGTCCATCGGCCCCTTTTTGATTTTGGCCGCGATTTTCAAAAGCACGTTTCCGTAATCCATTTTGTCCCGTCACCTTCCCAAACAAAATGCGCGCGGAATACCGGGTTTCCTTTCGCTCTCCCAGTATCCCGCACGCTCTCTGTCTCTATAGTGACGGTATCCCGCTTCCCCTTATCCTTCCGTCAGAATCGGTTCATGCTGCCCTTTTACCCATTCCCCGTCTTTCCCGTACCTGTACCAGCCCTCAAACGTCTTCCGGTTGTTCACGATGCTCTGCACCGTGCTGATCACAAACCGGTTCCCCTTCCGCGTCTTATACCCTTCCTCGTTCAATGCGTCACAGATCGGCTGCAAGGCCATCCCGCTGTCCCTCAGCGCAAAGATCTTCCGCACGACCTCCGCTTCCTCCTCGTTGATGATCAGTTGCCCGTTCTCAACCCGGTATCCCATCGGAGCCTGTCCCCCGGCATAGCCCCCCTTCTTCGCTTTCGCGTTGCGCCCGCCAGTCGTCCTCTTGTTGATGTTGTCCCGCTCCATCTCCGCTACACACAGCGTGAACGCTTCCAGCATGTTCGCAAATACCCCGAATTGCCCGAAATCCTCCGCGATCGATATCAGCTTGATCTCCTTCTTCCGAAGAAGCATCTTGTAGTAATAGTATATGTTGATGTCCCTCGCTACCCGGTCGCTCTTCGCAACCACTACCGCTTCAAACGGCGGATTCGTTACGTCCCCGTATACGATGTTGTCAAACCCCGGTCGCTCTTTCGCCCCGCTCTCTCCTTCGTCTTTCACCGTCTTGATGATCGTCATCCCATGCTCCTTGCAGTATTTCTCAATCTGCGTCCGCTGTACCTCCAGCCCGAATTTGTCTTCCCCCGCTTGATTGTCCGTGCTGACCCGAATGTACGCAATCACGTTCACGCCTGTCCCTCCTCCTTTTTGTCTATGTCTATATTATACACGTATACTTTTACCTGTCAAGTAGTTTATGTAAATTCTGCCATTTTGTACACTGGGGTGGTTGGGGGGCTACCCCCGCGCGAAGCGCGGGTATCCTGGGTCCCCCGCGGGCCGGTTGTGGCAGGCACCAGCAACAACAACAGGCGCAGGGTTGACAGCTAACAGATACGGATCTTCGCCGGCGATCCCCGCGCGCGCGCCGCCGGAGTGCCTGGTATTGGACGGCGCTTGCTTGTACGTCCAATCTTGATTAAAATACTGTAAACCCGTCTATGCCTATTGACATATACGTCTAATCATGCTATAATTAGGCATACTCAAGTAAGGCAAGCAGGACGACACGGGACACGAGGCCCGAGCCCACGTGGCGGACACGGTGGACGCCGCACCTTGAAAACTGTACAGGCTAAGAGGGCCGACAAAAGCGGAGTACGTTACGCAACATGCCAGGGACGGCAACCCTGCTCCGCGCGGACGCGCAAAACGAATGGTTACATTGAGACAGGCCGGACGATCGGGACGAGATAGCAAGTACAGTCAAGCGCCGGGACGCCGGCGCACGCAATGAGATGCAGCGCGCCGGCGCGCGTGTTCGCGCTGCTGGTAACGGATCCGGATATCCTGGATATCATCGACGCCGTAACCGGCGAGCTCCTGTATATCCGGCATTAAGACGTTTTACCAGCGCGCCGGATCCGTCCGGCGCGCTGTATAAAGCGGATTGACCTCGAAAAAAAGGAGGAGGTGTAACCCTGTTGAAATGCGTCACCCCGTCCGGTCAACGTTACGCGTTGTTCACGGACATGCTGCGCCAGCCGCATTTGATGATTGCCGGCGCAACCGGATCCGGCAAATCCGTCCTCGTCAATGGGTTGATTTGTACGGCGCTGTACAGCGCGCCATCAAAAACCGAATTTTTCCTGGTGGACCCGAAGCGCGTTGAATTAAGCCAGTATCGGAGCGTGCCGCATACGATCCGATACGCGTCCGAGCCGGATACAATGGTCAACGCGCTCAAGGATGCGCTTTCCCTGGTGGAAGCGCGTTATCGGCAGATGCAGCGCGCCGGCGCGCGGATGTATGCAGGTCCTGATGTCTATGTTATCATCGACGAGCTTGCAGATCTTATGACCACGGCGCGCCGCCAGGTAGAGCCGTTGATCCAGCGGCTATGCCAGATCGGACGCGCCGCGCGCGTGCATGTGATCGCCTGCACGCAATGCCCGTTATCCGCTGTCATTCCCACGCCGATCAGAGTCAATTTTGACGCGCGTGTGGGACTTCGCACGCGATGCCGCCAGGATTCCCGCAATATCCTCGGCTGCGGAGGCTGCGAATTGTTGCCGCGCTACGGGCAAGGGCTGTACATGACGCCGGAGGGACTTGACCTATGGAACATTCCGATGGTCCCGCAATCGGAGCAAGCGCGCCTGGTGGACCACTGGACGCGGCAATCCGGTTTTTTTCGCCGGTTATTCCGTTAACCGGCGATCCCCGCGCGCTTGACAGCGCGCCTTTCCCCTGCTACAATTTTTGCACACGACGGTATAAGGAGGTTTGCACGATGGCAAGGCTGATTGACGATTCCCGGATCCTGGATATCACGATGCGCCAGCACGATGCCCGCTATGATTCCTTGTCGGACGACTTTAGCGATGATTTTTTCGACGTGGGCGCGCTCCGCTATGACGAGGAGCTTGACGCCTACAATGTTCCC